TGTAACTTCCCCCTGTCTTTTTGCCTAATTTATCCCGTTACCGCCTCTTTTTGTTGGTTGGTGGTGTATATATATTATTTTAAATAAATTATTAAATATAATTATTACGTATCAAATAATGCTATATAATACGCACTAAGTCAAACGGCTTATTACTTAACAATAATAAAAGGATAGAACAAAATGATTGAAACAAAAATAAAATATGATGATGGACAGAATAATACACAATCCGAATCATGGGTGCATTATTGGGAGCTATCAAGCTACAACAACGGGAGCGCTTTGGGTCGATTCTTTGGGCTTGATGGAAAAAGCCTAGAAGAGCATAATGCAGAAATTCAAAAATGGCTTGAAGATTTATCAGAAATTACCGGTGGATTGTGTGAAGAATGGATTTTAGGCGATGCTGAGGGCGTGCCAAGTAAGTATGTAAATGAGTATAGCATTTCAAATGAATTTTTTGAATTAAGCGAATTGATGGCAGAATCCCATCTAACAAAAAAAGCTTTTGAGGCCGGTATTGCTTGTGGAATCGATATAGAACATATTGAAGATGCTTTTGTGGGTGAGTATGAAAATGATGAAGATTTTGCTTTTGAGATGGCCGAAGCGTTTGGCTTCGAAGAAACAAACAAGTGGCCTCAGTCTTGCATTGATTGGAAGCAAGCAAGTTATGAACTAATGTTTGATTATTCAAGTGATAACGGCTGTTATTTCTCTGATAACTATTAAGGGGATATTAAAATGCAACTAACAAAATTCAAAGAATTAACAAAAGAGGTTAATAAAATTAATACCATAGATGATATTTTTAATGATGATGCTTTGCATATTCTAAAAGACAAGCGAGAAAATGCATTTGTATATGATTTAAAGCGTTATAAAAACAAGGTTAAAAAGTTTATTAAACTACTCAATAGTTAAAACAATCAGAATCAACTCAAACCACTAAGCCATCTTATAGATGGTTTTTTTACGTTCGGGCAATAAAAAACCCTAATGAAAGGGCTTAATGTTTGAATGGTGGTTAGTGTTAGTTGTATTGTTTTAATATCTTTTTGACAGCCGTTAGTTTATGACTATCTTCTAACCCTTGTTGATTAGCTAAGTCGCCAAGTTGAAAACTATTTAACCTGTTTGTTGATTGATAAATTGCCCAACAAAAGGCATTGAATTGGTTATCAGTATATAAAACCGTTTGTCTAAAGTCTTTTACTTTATCAAGTCCGGCGCTTATAATATTTTCGTTGATTGTAATATCAAAATATTCGTATAAATCGTTTGTCATTTTCATGTTGTATATCCTTTTGTTTGTTAAGAACAACGCTAACAGATAAATAATATCTTGTTGAAGTGTTAACGCTTAGATAGTATTATACATGGTATAGATTGGTATAGATAACTAATACACTAGAATAATATTAATCAATTGTAAAGGTTATTTCGTGGCTTGGTATTGCTAATAAATGGTGTTGGGTTGTTAATCATTCCCACTCATATAAGCATTTCCATAGTATTTAGCTAAGTTTTGTCCACTTGATGCTAAGTTTTGCTATAAAAGAGCCTTGATAATCCACACACTTAGAGTAAGGGTACAGGGGAGGCTCAATGTAGCTACTGAATAGTTAAATTTACTACCCAAAGCACAAGAAATGAACTTTCAAAGTAACTTCAAGAATAGGGCTAAGATGTTTCCCTTGCTTGCGACCAGCAAGCCCCTATCTGGTTAACTCTTGATACGCTAAGACTAAGTTAGGTAAACAACAAGTTGTTTGTGTTAAAGAGTTAAAGAAGATTTTAGCTGATAAAAGCTATACTGTCAAATGCTTATATTGTAATAATAGGTATATACTTGTATTGTTAATGCTATATACTGTTTAACTGTTGATTTAACCTATATGGGTAATTAAATGAAGACTAAGATACATACTGATTTGTTAGATCCTCTTGTTCCTAAGAAGAAGAGAGGTAATCCTAAGTTTCAGAAGGGTGTTAATGCTTATCCTGATGCTAAGAGAGGTAGACCACCAGGTACAGTTAATAAGATGACTTTATTAGCTCGTCAGATGATGACTGATAGAGGACCTATGGTTGTAGAGAAAGTTATTGATATGGCATTAGAGGGTGATGTTCATTGTCTAAAGATGTGTCTTGATAGAATATTACCTTCTCATAAAGCTATTGATTCTAATCGTACTAAGACTGATACACAGATTGTTATTAATGTTGGTGCGTCTGCAGATATACAAGCTAAGATAAATGAAACTCCACAAGAACGGTTAGTTAATCCTGAAACTAAGGATGATGAAGCTGTGATTATTGAAGTAGAAGAGGTAGTTAAATGATTGATTACGATTTGAGTTATTACAAGACTATGACTATTGAGAGTCTGATTAAAGTTTACTTTGAAAGGTTTCCTGAAGAGTTAAGTGAAGATGCAACTTATGAAATAGAAAAGGTTATTAGTTTCAACTCAAGAGAAGTTTGGAATGGTGATGCTCAAGTAGTTCTGAGTATTAACTACGAGGAAGAGGATGCCTGAACTTAATGTTGATTTACATCCTGCTCAATTAGAGATCTTTCACTCTGAAAAGAGATTTAAGGTTGTTGCTGCTGGACGTAGATTCGGTAAGTCTCGACTTGCTGCTTGGATCTTGTTAATTAAAGCTCTTCAGTCTGATTCAAAGGATGTGTTTTATATTGGTCCTACGTTTCAACAAGCTAAAGACATCATGTGGGCGATGCTGAAGGAACTGGGTGAGGATCTGATTGTTGCTGCTCATGAAAACACTGCTGTATTAACTCTTGTAAATGGGCGGAAGATCTATTTGAAAGGGTCTGATAGACCTGATACCTTACGTGGTGTTGGTCTTGCTTATGTTGTACTAGATGAGTACGCTTCTATGAAGCCACAGGTGTGGGAGCAGATTATTCGTCCTACTCTTGCGGACGTGCGTGGTGGTGCTTTGTTCATTGGTACTCCAGCAGGTAAAAACCACTTCTATGATATTTATACAGACTCGATGGGGCTAGATGACTGGGATTCGTTTCAATTTAACTCGACTGATAATCCGTTTATTCCAGATGATGAAATCGAAGCAGCAAGAACCTCAATGTCATCAATGTCTTTCAGACAAGAATTTGAGGCATCGTTTGAGACGTTCACAGGTGGTGTATTCAAAGAAGAGTGGTTTAAGACCGCAGAAGAACCTGAAGAAGGATCGTATGTAATTGCTATTGATCCTGCTGGATTTGAAGCTATCGAGAAAGAGCGTAATCTTAAACGCAGTAGACTTGATGAAACCGCTATTGCCATTGTTAAAATTGATCGAGATAAGTGGTGGGTTAAAGATATACTTCATGGTCGTTGGAATATTAAAGAAACTGCCAAGAAAATCCTAAAATCAGCATTAATAGTTGAATCTTCGACTGTTGGTATTGAGACTGGTTCATTAAGAAACGCTATATTGCCATATCTTGAAGATGAGATGCGAACTGAAGGTCAATATGTGTCGATTATTGAAATGAGACACGGTGGAAAGAAGAAAACAGACAGGATTGTGTGGTCGCTACAAGGAAGAATGGAATATGGACAGATTACGTTCAATGAAGATAGAGATTGGAGACCTTTTGTGTCACAACTCGTTGATTTTCCTAACAAATTGTCGCATGATGATATGTTAGATGCTCTTGCTTACATAGACCAAGTATCTGTTGCTGATTTTGCACATACAATTGAATTAGAAGAAGATTGGGAGCCTGAAGATGAGGTTGCTGGCTACTAATATTTTCAAAAACCACCCATAAGTATCTTTTTATGATATATTACACATAAATTCGCAGGGAAATCAAGCACTTATGTTCGATGACAAGGAAACTCAGTACAAAGCATTATCTTCTTGGCTTACATATAGACTAGACGGATGGCGCACCCATCGTGATATTAATTATGTCACTAAGTGGGATGAGTATTACCGCCTTTGGCGTGGTATCTGGGTTCAATCAGACCGTATGCGTGGTTCTGAGAAGTCTCGTATTATTTCTCCTGCCTTACAGCAAGCTGTAGAGTCTGCTGTTGCAGAATTAGAGGAAGCTACGTTTGGTCGTGGCAAATGGTTTGACATTCAAGATGATTTTCTAGATCAGGACAACTCTGAAGCTGAGTTTATCCGTAACCTATTACAAGAAGACCTTGAGAAGACTGGCGTTAAAGATGCTATCTGCGAAGTGTTCTTAAATGCTGCTATCTACGGTACTGGCGTTGGTAAGATCGTTGTTGAGCAGAATATTGAAAGAGTTCCTCAAGAAGTTCCTGTTGAAGGCACTATGACCACGACTCGTTCTCTATTAGAGATTCCAAGTATCGATGTTAAGATTGAAGCAATCTCTCCTAAAGAGTTTTTGATTGACCCTTCAGCTAATTCTATTAAAGATGCTCTTGGAGTTGCTCATGAAGTCATTAAACCGCGCTACCATATCGTGGATGGGATTAAGTCTGGTATTTATCGTGATGTTCCCCTTGATGGTGATTATGATACTATTCGTTTTGGCTTCGATCCTGAGACCAAACAAGCTGATGAGTCTGATTCGGTTAAAATTACTGAATACTGGGGCTTAGTTCCTAAAAGATTCCTTAAAAAGAGCAAAGATCAAGACGATTTTGAATACACTAAGAAAGATGAGCTAGTTGAAGCGGTAGTTACTATCGTAAATGACGAATACATCCTTAGAGCTGAAGAAAATGCCTTTATGATGAAGGATAGACCGTTCATTAGTTATCAACATGACATTGTTCCAAATAAATTCTGGGGTAGAGGTGTTTGTGAGAAGGGTTACAACCCTCAAAAAGCATTAGACACTGAAATGAGAGCAAGAATTGACTCTCTAGCCCTAACAACTACACCTATGATGGCAGCTGACGCTACTAGATTGCCTCGTGGTATTAAGTTTGAGGTTAGACCTGGCAAAACTATACTAACGAATGGTGATCCAAGAACGGCTATTATGCCTCTGACTTTGGGAACCACAGACCAAACAACATTTTCCCAGGTTGCCTCACTTCAAAACATGATTCAGATGGGTACTGGCTCTTCTGATGCTGGTTCAGCTGAAAGAGCTACCTCGTCAGGTATGTCTATGGCACAATCTGCGTCAATTAAGCGTCAAAAACGTACATTAATGAATTTCCAGAACACGTTCCTTATTCCGATGATTAATAAATCAATGTGGCGTAAGATTCAGTTTGATGTTGAACGTTACCCTGCTACAGATTATAAGTTTGTTCCGTATTCAACTATGGGAATCATGGCTAAAGAGTTAGAAATGACTCAGATGGTACAGATGTTGCAAGCTATCCCTAAAGATTCACCTGCTTTCAACGTGATTCTATTGTCAATGATTGGTAATTCATCAATGCACGATAGAGATAAGATTACAGCTGCCCTTACACAAGGTAGTCAACCTAATCCTGAGCAACAACAGATGCAACAGATGGGTACACAGTTGCAGATGGAAGAGATGAAGGCTAAGATTACTAAGTTATATGCCGAAGCTGAAGAAGAAAAAGCTAAAGCAATCAAATGGCAAGCTGAAGCAGCTAATTTACAGCCAAATGAGATCGATATTCAAGAGAAAGTGCTTAAATTGCAGAAGGATTCTATTGGTTTACAGAAAACTCAAGCAGATATTAACAGTAAGAACATGGATACTGAGAGAACATACCCAGAAGTAGACCATTTACGTTCAGAAACTGCATTAAACATGGCAAATGCTAGAAAGATTGCTCAAGAAACAGAAATTAGTAGATTTGTTCAATGAAGACGGATGAACAATTCTTAAAAGATAGATTAGATTTATTTGAGACAGAAGGTTGGCTAGACCTGATGGCTGAATTAGAAACCATTGAAGATACAACTCGAGACATTGAGACTATCAACGATGAAAAATCTCTTTGGGATGCCAAAGGGCAGTTAAAGGTACTAGGTTATTTGCTTAGCTTAGAATCCGCAACGCAAATAGCCGTGGAACAATCGGGTCAAACCGACACCACACATTAAGTAACTTCATAACCCCTCGGGGCGGAGACATAGAAATGAGTATAGTAGTAGATACAGCACCAGAAGGTGTGGAACAGGTAACAGAACCACAGGAAGTTATACAGGAAGCTCCACAAGAGCCAACTTATGAACCACCTGAGAAGTATGCTGGGAAGACATTAGAAGATGTAATAACCATGCACCAGAATGTTGAAAAAGCATTCGGTAAGCAAGGTCAAGAGGTTGGACAACAGAGGCAAATGATACAACAGCTTCTGGATTCTAAACCTCAAGTGAATCAAGCTACTGAAACAACAGAAGAAACTGTGAGTTTCGAGGATACTTTCTACGATGATCCTGCTAAGGCAGTAAATTCAGCGATAGAGAACCATCCAGAGATTCGCAAAGCTCGAGAAGGTAATGTTAAGTCAGCTCAACAGGCTAATTTAACTCAGTTAGAAGCTACACATCCTGATTTTATGGATGTTGTGGGTGATAAAGGCTTTCAAGAGTGGATAGGAAAGAGTGCTATACGCACTGAGCTATTCCGCAAAGCTGATGCAAGCTATGATTTTAATGCTGCAAACGAATTATTGGGAACTTGGAAACAAATCTCAATGATTGGAAAGACCCAAGAGGTCAACAAGGCAGAGAAAGCTAAGCGACAACAGGCAATGCGACAAACTAGTTCAGAAACTCGTTCTTCAGGAGATTCTGTTGGTGGTAAAAAGATGTATCGTAGAAGTGATTTAATCGCTCTACAAAGAACTGACCCATCTAGGTATGAGGCACTCGGTGACGAGATTATGGCAGCATACGCAGAGGGTCGGGTTAAATAATAATACTCAATAAGGAGAAATAATATGGCTTTAGGTACTAATAATACTACTACAGCTGTTGCTAACAATTTCATCCCTGAACTATGGTCGGATGAAGTTATTGGTGCATATAAAACAAACTTAGTTTTAGCAAACTTAGTTACAAAGATGTCTCACAAAGGTAAGAAGGGCGATACTATTCATATCCCTAAACCTGCGCGTGGCTCAGCTTCAGTTAAGGCTGCAAACACACAGGTAACACTGTCTGCTTCAACTAACACTATGGTTGACATCTCAATTAACAAGCACTATGAATACTCGAAGTTAATCGAAGATATTGCAGACGTACAAGCTTTAGCATCTATGCGTAAGTTCTATACTGATGACGCTGGTTATGCACTAGCTCAACAAGTAGAGTCTGATTTATTCGGCACTATGACAGGTGGTTCATTTGTTAAGGCTGATGGTACTGCTTGGACTTCAGGTAACGGTGGTGCAATCACTGATGCTGGTATCCGTGCGATGATTCTTTCATTAGATAATAATGATGTTCCTATGGATAACCGTGCTTTGGTACTACCTCCAGTTGCAGCATCTACATTGTTAGGTCTAGCTCGTTTCACTGAGCAAGCTTTCAATGGCGATGGTACAGCGATGGCTACTGGTAAGATTGGTAACATCTATGGTATGGAAGTTTACATCACTAACTCTGCTCCAACTACTGGCACTAACCGTGAAGGTCTAATCCTTCATCGTGATGCTGCTGTATTTGCTGAGCAAGTTGGCGTTCGTACGCAGACACAGTACAAACAAGAATACTTAGGTGATTTGTTTACTGCTGATACCATCTACGGTGTAGGTGAGTTACGCTCTGAAGCTTCTGTAGCTTTCAAAGTAACTGCTTAATCTTAGTTAGTTAAGTGTAACCCTTGTCTACATGAGAGGGTTATCCTGAACTAATTAGGAATAACAATGCCACTTTTTGAATATACCTGTAAGAACAACCATAAAGCTAACAGTGTGGTATCCTATAAACATCGTGAAGAACCTCAAGTCTGCTCTGACTGCGGAGAACCTTCTTACTTTAAGCAAACATTCTGTACTAATTTCCAATATGGCAAAGACTATAGTTCTTATGCTGCTGATACCAAAAGATGGAATACTAGAGAGAATCATAGATTAGGAAAAGGTTAACATGGCAATTGATAGAGGACAAGGAATATCCATATCTACAGAATTAGCTGATAGCTATGATGTACAAGGTTTAATTGAAGAGGCTACAGCTGCCAAAGAAGGGGCTGAATTAGCTTTATCTAACATTGGAGATGCCGAAACTAACGCTGCCGTTAGTGCAGCTAGTGCTGCCACTAGTGCTACTAGCGCTTCTGCTTCGGATACAAGTGCCACTATTGCAAAGAATGCTGCAGAATTAGCTGAGACTAATGCTGAAACAGCTGAGACTAATGCTGAGACTGCTCAAACCGCAGCTGAGTTAGCAGAAACACACGCTGAAACTGCAGAAACCAATGCTCAATCATCAGAAAATGATGCAGAAACAGCACAAACAGCTGCAGAAACAGCCAAGACTCAAGCAGAAACTTCCAAAACAGCAGCAATATCAGCCAAAACTTCAGCAGAGGCAGCAGAAACTAGCGCATTATCTTCCAAGAATGCAGCTTCAGCTTCTCAATCAAGCGCTACCGCTTCAGCTACTTCAGCTACAGCAAGTGCTGCTAGTGCTGGTAGTTCAGCTACTGACGCTCAAAGCTCAGAAGATGATGCAGATACTTCAGCTATAGCTTCAGCTGCTAGTGCAAGTGCTTCTTCTTCTAGTGCTTCTTCTGCCAGTACATCGGCTTCAACAGCTACAACTCAAGCTGGAATAGCAACTACTAAAGCAAGTGAATCGAGTACGAGTGCTACAAATTCAGCCAATAGTGCAACTAGTTCTGCAGCATCGGCTACAGTCGCAACTACTAAAGCAGCAACAGCCACTACACAAGCTGGCATTGCTACTACACAAGCAGGTATTGCAACTACTAAAGCTGGCATTGCAACTACTAAAGCAGGAGAAGCTTCTACTAGCGCTACATCTGCAGCAGGTTCAGCAACTACAGCGACTACTAAGGCTACTAGCGCTACAGTCAGTGCCACTACTGCAACTACTCAAGCTTCTGGCTCTAAAGCTACTGCTCCTACAGTCGATAATGACGGTAATGCATTAGTAGTAGGTGCTTTATTCTTCGATAGTGCTGGTGGTGTAATGAAGGTGTATACAGCCTCTGGTTGGATTGCAACATCTTCAGCTACATTAGCTACAATGGAGCGATTTACATTTAACGCTACTGCTGGACAAACTGCATTTAGTGGTTTAGACGAAGGTGGAGTAGATACCTTAGCTATTATTGTAGGTGCAGAAATTGTAACTATGAATGGTATCGTTCTTGAAGAGGGATCTTCAAACGACTACACAGTAACTACTTCTACATTAACCCTTACATCAGCAGCAGCTGTTAATGACGAGGTTAATATTTATGCCTTTGGTAACTTTGAAGTTGCAAATCATTATACTAAGACAGCATCTGATGCTAGATACGCTCAAACAGTTAACCATTATACTAAGACAGAGGGTGATGCTAGATTTGAACCTATTGATAGCGCTTATACTAAGGCTGAATCGGATACATTATTAAACACTAAGCTACCTACCGCAGGTGGCACACTAACTGGCAACCTAAACCTAGGTGATAACGTCAAGGCACAGTTTGGTGCTAGTAATGACTTACAGATATATCACGATGGTAATAGCTGGATTAAAGATGAAGGCACTGGTTATTTAGGGATAACAACTAACGGTACAGCTATTTATCTGCAAAAAGGAACATCTGAAACCCTTGCAGAATTTGGTGTAGATGGCGCTTGTAAGTTCAGATATGACAACTTACCTAAACTAGCCACAACCTCTACTGGTATTGATGTTACTGGTAGTGTTACTTGTGATGGTTTAACTGTAAAACCCTCATCAGGTTCGCTCACAACACGAATTGAAGGCGCAACTAATAATGATAGCTCTAAACTATATGTCAGTAATATATCGTCAGGGGATGGTGGTATTAAATATAATGCCGCTAGCAATGAGATGGATATATTCTCGTACTCAACGCTTAGGTTCAATGTAGGTACGGCAAACATATCAGGAGCTATCGGCAACGAAAGACTACGTATCACCTCAGCGGGCAACGTTGGTATTGGTACGAGTACACCTACAAGTGAACTTACAATAAAAGCAGCTACTCCGCAGATTGACTTCACTAATTCAACTAGTAATGATGTTCTTGCTAATATCCGAGCCGAAATTGATGCAGGAACTGGCGGTAAATTAGTTATCCAGACGAAGCGTGACGGTAATACTGCGCTTGATAGGGTCACTATTAACGATGATGGCAAAGTAGGTATCGGGACGAGTAGTCCTGGTGCTAAGTTGCACAGTACTGGTAATGTATTAGTGGGTGCAGGTAACAGTAAAGAACCTCTGATCCAGTCAACCAATTCAGGTCGTGTAGCTTCTAATCCAGGTTACTCATTTAATGGTGATCTAGATACAGGAATGTTCAATCCGAACACTAATAACACTATTGCTTTTGCTACTGGTGCTACAGAACGTATGCGTATCACCTCATCTGGCAACGTGGGCATTGGTACGAGTAGTCCTAGTGGTAAGTTGCATATTGGTGGCGTTGGAGAACAGATCAAATTTGATACTCTTAATAGTACTGGCTCTGCTGAAATACAAGTTGTGAATGATTATGAAATCGCGATGCGGACTTGGCGTGGTGCAGCTTTTGGTGTGTACGCAGGTAATTCTAACTTTAGAATACAAGAAGGCTCAGTTACAAGATTAATGGTAAATGGGGGTGGCAACGTGGGTATTGGTACTTCGTCGCCTAGTGCTAAGTTACATGTTGAAGGTTCCGGATTGATTGATGCATATAATACAGGGGCCGAAGAAGGAATATTCTTTAGGGAAGGTTTCAGTAGTAGTAATAAATACAATATGGGCATAATGACATATGCCCATAATGGCTCGAGCCATGATGGTATTACTATTGGTGCATATAATGGATTCTCTATATGCACCGGCTCTAATGCTAGACAAGAACGATTTAAAGTTCATGGCTCTGGTAATATAACTATTAGTGCCTATAATGGTACAGCCGCATCACCATCTGAATCTGCTGATTGGCCGACACCTGCTTTAGCTATACGCACTTATGATAGTCATTCTAGAAACTCTGTTATGTCATTCGGCTATCCTGGGGATGGTATATATCAAACAGGTGATACTGTTTGGAACCTTAGGTTATCTAATATCACTGGCGGAAACGCGGCCACATCAAGTAGTAATACAAATTTAGAGCTTTTAGGACCAGGCAAACTTATTGTTGGTAAGTTGCATGTAGGGGCCACGGATGAAACAACTAAGCAGCAGATAGGCTCAATGCCTCATTTAATTGCTATAAATGGTGGTAGTTTAAGGGACGGGCAGCAATATCCATTTACGTACGCCTGGTCAGGTGCTTACTCGACATCAAATGTAACCGAGGAAACTGTAACTACTGGTACTGTTTGGTCAAGTCGTTCAGCATCTTCACAAGAACTTTTAACATTAATGGGTAGAGCAAACGTACAACATTTTGTCCGTAGTTTTGAGATTCGTAGAGTAACAGCAGCTAAAGCCGCAGGTGGATATACTTTCCCTTATCAACAAGTGCCTTACGGCAGAAGTTGGACAAACACGCACGCAGCCTTTGTTAAATGGGTGTCTGGACCACTACCTTATGGTTGGTGGTGTAATGGTTTAGTAGCAGATGGAAATTGGCACTGGTGCGCACAGCACACCTCAGGAACAAACCACCACTACAGCCATACACACCCTTATCTACATGCTAATGATGGCACCCCTTCAGTGATTCTAGTGGCATTACCAGGTAGCGTTGATAAGCGAGTTGATGAGCCGACAGAGTGGCAAACTTTCTCCGAAACTGAGTTTTAATAAGGAACTATTATGATTGAAAGAAACGGACAAGAATATTTAGATGAGGCAGATTATCAGACGATTGTTGATGAAATGGCGCGCCAAGATACTAATCAAGAATCTTTGAAGTACCTAAAGGACAGCGACTGGTATGTAACGCGCCAAGCTGAAACGGGCAAACCCATTCCTGAAGACATCTTAACTAAACGACAAGCAGCAAGAGAATCAATAATAGGAGAATAAATAATGAACGTAACAATCAACAACGTAGAGTCAAACACAGCAGATGGCACTATTACAACAGCACACTGGAACGCATCAATCACAGAGGGTGATTACACAGCATCATCATACGGTTCAGCGGGATTTACAAGAGATGAAGAGTCACCAACACTAATCCCATTTGCCAACGTAACAGAGGTAGATGTGGTGGCGTGGGTAACAGCATCACTTGACGAGAACTTAGAAGCAAACCTATTAGCAGACATTGAGAGTCAAAAGAACCCAACGTCTGTTAGTGGTGTGCCTTGGGTAGCAGAAGAAGCAGCAGCTTAATTTAACAACTAGGAGAAATACAAATGTCTAAAAAACAAAAAGAACAGACTATTACTATTGATGACGTAGAGCATAAGGTAGATGATTTAACACAAGAGCAAGTGGCAATGGTTAATCACGTTTCAGACTTAGACCGTAAGCTATCATCAGCACAGTTTAATATTACACAGTTGCAATTTGGAAGGGATGCGTTTATGAGCGCCCTAACTCAATCGTTAAAAGTTGAAGAAGCAGAAGAAGTTACAGAGTAAACATTAGGCGGTGAGAGTCCGCCAACACATTAAATAAAGGAGCTAACTATGAGTAAAGCAAGAAAACTAGCGGACCTACTAACATCTAGTGGTGACGTTAAAACCGATCATTTAGATAATGCTACTTATAGTGATGCAACTACATCCGCTAAAGGGTTAATGGCCTCTGGTGATAAGAGTAAGTTAGATGGTATTGAGACAGGTGCTAAAGCAGACCAAACTAAAGCAGACATAGATGCCCTAGGTGTTAATGCTTCTACTGTTAATTCTAAGACAGTAGCTACTAATGTTCCTTCAGGTGCAGTCTTCACAGATACTAATACAACATATTCAGTCGGTGATGGTGGATTAACTCAGAAGAACTTCACTACTACGTTAAACACTAAGTTAAGTGGTATTGAGGATGGTGCTAAAGCAGACCAAACTAAAGCTGATATTGAAGCTCTTGGTGTTAATGCTAGTACATTGGATGCTTACAACAACACCGCAGCTATCACAGGTAACGCAGTTGACATCTTTATCTATGACACATCTAAAGACAGTGATGGTGGTGCTTGGAGAAAACGTACTCAGGATACTTCTTGGTATAACGAAGCAGCTAGTTCAACTAGAGGCTCACGTAAAGACTTCCCTGCTGTAGCTGTTATTGTTTTAGAATCACAAGGTATGACTATCTATGATGGTGATACACCTGACTTAGATATGTGGATGGTATTTCAACACACAACAAGTGGTTGGAAAGCGTTAGATTATGGTGGTGGTTTAGGTCAAGCTGTCACTATGATGAATGGCGTTATGGCAATTGGAAACTCTATAGCAAATTATGGTAGCGTTCAGCGTATCAACTTCATATCAGAAGAAATGATATTCTATATTCCAACTGCTTACAAATATGGGTCTACAATAGCTCGTAGGAATGTACTACAAGACCCATTAACAAATGTATCAGCTACTTATGGTTCGATTGTTAATAAATATGTAAACGATGTAGCAATCACAGTCCTACCTAATGCCCCGATAGACTCAGCCACAGGCTTACCTACACCTACTATTGCTGTAGCTACAAATGGTGGTGTGAGTATTATTAAGGATGATGGTACGGTTAAGAATTTATCAGGTGGTAGTCAAACGTACATTGATATGTATGGGACTGACCACTTTATCGCTAAAGATACGGGTGATGCTCTTGTCATACAGGCATTAAATACAACAGCTACTTCAATTAACTATTACACAGGCGTTAGGACATATAACGGAAATACTGCTACTGGTATGTACCCGTTTTTACAAGGTAACGGTGGAAACACTATAGCAATGGCTGATACTGATTTTGCTTATACAGCTAATGGAAGACTGCAATTATATTCAGAAGTCTTAGCGGATGCTAGAAAATCCTCAGTAGCCTACATAACCTCTAAGTACAACGCAGGTTATATGACAGGTAATATTAGAGGTGCTTGGAATGTTGATACAGATGTTACTACGTTGGGTACTGAGATATTTGCGGATAATTCTTTTACAGGGTCAGGGTCTGATTGGACGCTGAGTGGAGGTAACATCAGTTATGATTCAACTAATAATGAATTAGATGTTACTGCTGGCTCAGGTTGGAGAACTGCCGCAAATAGTGCAACTAT